CTAATGCTAATTCAGCTTGTAAAACATTAGTTGTAGCGTTTGCCATTTCTGGGTCTTCGTCTTCTAACCAATGTATAGCCGATTTACTTACTTTGTTTGCGCCGTTATCTCCTGAAGTAAAACCACTTTCTAGTATTGATTCAGCATTATTTATATCTCCAAAGACCTCAGAAGCATTTAATACAATAGATTCTGAATTATAACTAGGTAATGATAACCCTGGATTAAAATCTGAACCTAAACTTTTAGAAACATTTATTGCGCTTGGCAAAGGATTTGTAATAGCAATACTATTTGGTAAAGATTTAGTTAAACTAACATTTGTAGGCAAATCTTTGTTAAATACAAATTGTGGAATAGTTTTAGTTAAATTAAATTTACTAGGTACGCTTTCACTAAAATTAAATACTGGATAATTAGAAGGCAATGTGCTAGAAAAAGATTCTATTGTCGTAGAAAATATTTTATCTATTTCAGTTTTACACAATCCTCTATAGTAAGCAGATAATCTTATATAATCTAATGAACAAGCATATAATATAGCTATATTTTCATATTCTGTAAGAATCCAATCATCTGTATTTTCATCAATTATTGGGGGAGCCGAATAAACAATCACTCCTTTATCTCCTTCTTCTGAATCTACTGTAATAGTAGCTCCATCAAGATTGGTATATGCGTGTTGATATGCATTACCACTCCCCTTATGTGCATTATAATCAGGGTCTGGTTTAATATATATTTTACCACTTAGTTTATAATATTTTGGAAACATTTCAGTAGCCGTTAATAAACTACTAGCTTCGTCAAATATATGTATACTATTATCAGGAGCTTCTTGAGCTATTCTCTTTTTACCGCTATCAAAACGATATACTGCTAAAATTTTATCGTAAGCTAAAGAAGAACCATTTCCTATAACACTAGAACCAGTAGTATCAAATCCTGTAACTTCTACTTCAGAAGCAATAGTCCATAAGAACTTTTCAGGTAATGATGCTAATATAAATTTAGCTCCAGCATTAACATACTCTACTAAGTATCTAGCTTTAGTATCGTTTCCAGTTATATTATTTACTTTTTCCCATAATTTCATATCTATTCTCCGTATGCATTTAGGCCCCCGTAGGGAGAAAGGAGGTAAAGAACCTACAAGGACCCAATGCAAATTAACTATTTAGATTATTTCCAAATAGCGTGTGATTCTGGCATCTTATATTCGAAACCAGCTTCAGTTAGAATCATATCGACCCTCTTATCCGTACCAGTGTTTTCTAAGTTCTTAACACCAACGTAAATTGAGGTATCTCTATTAATTCCATTACCAACTAGTGGTCTGTAAGCAACATTGTTCATGTTGATAGCAGCGATTTTAACGTGTGAGCCATCTAAGGCAATACATCTAGCAACGTTCATTTTACCATAAACTGTTGTGATTTCTGTCACGTCTAATCCCATTACTTTCTTTCTACCAGTAACGGCTAAGTCTGCACCGAACATTTGACTATTAGAAGCGGTAGCACCACTTCCAGCAGCAACTTGTCCAAGTCCAATGTTATTCTTAAAGAACCCACCTAGTTTATGCAACCAAGTAAATACAGCAGTACTACATAAGAATACTGTTGCTCCGTCTTGATTGTATCTAGGGTCAAAATATTGAGACATATCTTGTAAGAAGTCATCAATAGATTTTGAAGCTAGGTCTAGTTCAAAGATGTTACCAAAATTCAAGATGTAATCTAATGCACCTTGAGTGTGGTTAACTGAACCATCTGCAACTTGTGAACTGAATAATCCAGCCCATTCAATGTCCCATTTGTGTTCAATAAGTTTTTCTTTCCATGTTCTAGCCCACTCATTTGGTTCATACTTTAGAGCTGTTGCTCTTGCAGTATTTGTCATACCAAACTCGCTTCTAAAGATTTGAGTTTGTCCGTAACCAGTTGAGTATGGGTTATCTTTCCAAGATTCTCCAAGTAAATCAGAGCCTTCTCCATATGAAGTACCAACAACGTATGAACGTTTTCCTTCTAATGATTCAGCAATATCTTCCTGATATACTTCTACGTCAGGTTTATTGTTACTTGAAAAAGATGCTAATTCAGCTCCACTAGACATTCTAAGAACTTTACCAGTAATTAGAGCTAGTTTAGCAGCGGATACACCGCCAACTCCAAGGTCTTTGTCTGCTACTGCTGCGTCAACTGCGGTAATACGAACTAACATATAATCGTTAACTGCATTTCCAGCTGTGTCAGTCATAGGGACTTTAAGAATTTGATTAGGTTGTAGAAATTGTGGTCTTGTACCATCAACTCCAACTTTAATTTGTCCATTACTTTGGCCTTTTACATTTTGAATGTTTCCAGCTGAGTAATAGTCTGTTCCTGCGTAAAGCTTTACTTCACTTCCAACGACAGGTGCGTCAGTTGCGTGTGCTGCTTTAGTTAGGGTAGCGTCTGCGAATACATCGCTTGAATTAGATTTAATACTTCCAACGATATATACATAACGCTTCATGAATGAATGTCTCTTCTCGGTAAACTTAAAAGTTGGGTCATCCGTAGGTTTTTTAGCCATTGTAGAAACAAGTCTAAAGAACGGTGTTTGAGCTATAGCAAGTTCTGAAAATCTATCGCCAAAGTCATAACGTCTACGTAAATCACCAGTAGGATAAGCTGTTGTTGGGTTAATTGCCGCATCAACTACTCTTCCTCTGTTAAGTAAACCAGTAGAAGTAGACAATGCTAAAGGTGTACTAGGCATGTTTCCCTCCTAAGGGTTTATTTGTTTATTTACATTAACTCATCCAGCCCAGAACCTTGAGATAACAACTTGTCAAAAACGACATCATCCATTGATTTTTCTTCTTTTTGTGCATTCCCTACTGAAGCAACACTTGTAGGCATTTGTCTAACATTTTTCATTTGATTTGCTACTTCTTGACGAGCGCCTTCTGCTATTACAGCATCACGACTATCTCTATTCTTTAAGTAGTAAACATCTTCCAATGTTAGCTTATGCGATTTTGCATAATCCATTAAATCCTCATAATCCTCTCCTGAAACATTGTGCTTTTGTTTAAAAGCTGCTTCTTGAGAAGCTTTTTGAGATTGCATAGATTGTTGTTTAGCAAAATCTCCAAGTCTTCTTTGTACCACCCCATCAACAGTTGCATTAAACAATTTTGCTGAAGTGGAACCAGGGTCTGACAAAGCTTCGTCATAATCAAATACGAAATTCTCGTCTACGCCAAGCTGCTCTTTTATACTCTTTGGAGCTGAGCCGCCACCCTCAAAATAACCTCTCACGTGAGTGATTAAATTAGGGTCTTCTTTCATTGCATTTAGTAAAGGCATATATGGTTCAATATCTTTAAGCTGAGAATTAAGTCTCTTAGCTTCACGAGATGAATCACTATATCTCTTTTCTAAATTGTCTACTTCTTGAGTAGACTCCTGCTCTACTTCAGGGTTCCCTTGATGGGAAGTTATCTGTTGTTCTTGAGCTTCTTCTATTGGCTGGGATATCACATCACCCATGACTTGTTTATCAAGCTGAGAAAAAAAATCTTCAGCCACAGTATCGTTCTCAATAGGGGCTACTTCTTGTTCTGCTCTTTCAGCATCATCCATAAGTAGGTTATCCTGTGTATTTTCACTCATACTGTATCTCCTTTGAATTTACAGTTATTTTTCTTTATTATCAACACTATTATTTTTCTTTTCTAGTGCTAATTCTTTTTTAGTCGCATCTAGGGCATTTTTCATTTGCCCTCTTAATATTTCTTGCTGCGCTTGTGTCTTGTGCAACTCTCTATCTACGACCTTTGAACCCTCTACTATTTTATCTTGTATTCCAGATTGAACTACTTGTCTTTCTAGGGTTTGTATTTCCCCTTCTTGATTTTTAATAGTTTCTTCCATCTGAGCTAATTGTTGTTGTAATTGAGAGTATAAACTTTTTCTTTGTACTAACGCTTTTTTATTTCTAATGTCAGTTTGTTCTAACATAGCTATATCGTCTATTAATCCAGCTTGGAACCATTTAAAGTATTCATCTTGTAAAGCCCATCTATTAACTGGTTGAGTAGCACCCGCTACTATTCTAACGTCAAATTTAGCAGTTTGATAGTCATTAAATCTTTGCACAACTTCTCCAAAATCATTGTATATAGGAATATTAATTGATACTTCGTTCACTTCGCCTTCTCCAGCACCAGCTTCTGGTTGTACAATTCTAAATACTTTTTGACTTGTATATGTAAATTGAGCAATATCTTTAAATATTTTTCCTAAATGTTCCAATGCTGGTTCTACGCAATTATTAACCCATTGTCTAATTCTTCGTGTTCCATATTCATCCATTGCTAACATACCACGATAAGTTTCATGACTATCTTGACCAACGCCTTGCATACTTGATGATATACCGCTAATGTATTCTATGTCTTCTTTACCTTGTCTAGTTACTGTATAAAAAGCGTTATTAATTGGTAAAGGTTGTACCGCAGTAGGAGAATCAAATCCTTGTCTATATTTTAACATAGCTCCAGGAGAACTTGAATATTTTTCCCACTCTTCTTCGTCAATAGCTCCTT